GTCCCTAGAGGGTAGCCAAAACTTTCCAGACCCCCCTACCCATACCGCCGTTTGTCCTCCGCCGTTTTCCGGTTGTGGCAGGACTGGCATAGGGATTGCAAGTTACTCATATCTAACCGCTTATCCCATGCCACCAATAGCGGCACTATATGGTCTGCAATTACTGCACGTGTAATGCGTTTATTCTTTAGACATTCCTGACATAAAAAGTTATCTCTTGATAAGACAGCTAATCTGATCCGTTCCCATTCTTTGCTGTGATAAAATGCTCTTGCTTGTTGGTTTCGTTTATACTTGTCATAGTGTTTATCTCTTTGCTTATCTCTCTGTCTCTGCTCTGCTAGATGTTTATGTTGGTCACAATATCTATCCCTTGTTAAGTTAGTACATCCGATCTTATTGCATGGTTTTAGTGGTCTGTTCGGCATAAAATCACTCCAAATAAAAAAGCACCCGATTATTCGGATGTTCTATTTACCGTATCCATTCCACTTCGATATTCCGTTTCTTTGGTGCTCCTGATAATCTCAATATCGCTTGTGACGTGATTGTTAGTATTGAAGAACGTCTTACATTTAAAACCTTTGAAACAAGGATTTGTTTTAGTATGCGTTTCTGTCGTTGTCCGTGCTGATGGAAAACAACCGCAACTATACATATTCGGCGGCGGTAAAATGCCATGCCATACCGTCGGAACATATATTGGCGCTCCGCATTTTGGGCAATAGCTAGCGATTGTATAACTGCTCATTATTTTTCATTCCTCCCACCAGACAAAAATTCCGTTAAAAACAAAAATACCATTACCGCACATCCCCAACCTACTAACCACCCAGCAAAAAAGTCCATCGATTATGTCACCCTTCCATTTTCCTTCACACAACGAGGAAACAGGCACGAAACGATATAAGGAGTTTGCCATTTAGCCCATACGCAACCTTTGCACTTATGCTTCTCATATGCTTCTTTCGCTTTTTCTTCTTCCTCATCGTATCGTTCCATGCCTGTCACCTCGCTTTCTGATTTAGCACATATTTTCGTTAGGGACATAATAAAACGCCACCCCATTTGGAGTGACGTTGTTCGGCCTGCGACGAGACAGGCAACGTATTTATGATCACGGCGCGCTGGCCGTGAAAGCACAACATGGGCAGCCGTCTACTTCATGCACAGTAACTTTGCGTCTGGCGTTCTCACAGTAAACTTCATCTCTCGACCAATCGCGAAACAATTTCCCTCCGCAACGCGGGCAAGTCATCTGATCCAATTTGTGCCACGGCTTCAGTGCCGAGGCGGCGAACCGATAGTCGCACGTTGGTAGTGCGACTTCTAACCATCCTGGCAGGACAACCATATCATCGTCGTAGTCTTTCGCGTATCTCGGTCCTCCGCAAGCCTCGCAATTGGAATACTCAACGTAACCAAAGAACATACCTTTCATGAATACCATCTCCTTGTTTCTCAATATCATATTACATCGGAAAAACCCTTCAAAAGTATCATGATAGTATCATTTTCTTGCATTATCCTCCTCAGATTTCGGTTCTCCGTACACCTCCCGAAGTGCCTGTTCCGTCAAATACCAATCGGATTTTCCGTTTTCATATTGGTACTGACGAACCAAACCTTTTTCGATCTGTTCATCAAACAGCCCTCGATTGAGGGCTGCGATGATTGTGTTTCGTTTCAATCCCCATCTTTCCGCCGCTTCGCTTGGTGACATGACCGCGGAAAGAGGGAAAACTACTCCCCCGGTCGCCCTAATTCCTCCCATAATGCCACGACGCCATCAAAATCATCTTCTTCTGCCGGAAAATTGGCCGGGTTTTCTCCGACTCCGTACCAAATGTAATCGGCTTTCCGGTTCTCAAAATCAATTGTGACGAGCACCATATCTGTATCTTCCGTTTGTTCTAACCGATCAGCATCGACTTCAAAATATTTTTTGGCTTCCACGGTAAATTGTACTTTCATTTTCATTCCTCCTAACTCACATAAATTTTCTGTTTATCACGCAATTTTGTTCGCTGCTTCCTCTGCGGCGATCTCGATGATTTCGCCGTTTGCTACCGTCACGAAATAGCGCCCCGCATACGGCTCATTCACTTCGTAAACTTTCCCTTCTTGAAGAAGGAAAGTTGTCGTTCCCGTCTTCCCGCTGCTGCTCCAATTGCGAGCGATCGGGTTCAAAAAACGGCGCTCGAAGTTGTATTTCGGGTGGCGACCGACAATTTCAGCTACCCACTCTTTGCCTCCCGATGGTTGGTGACGTACCGTTAATGTTGCTTGTTTCAGTTGTTTCACCTCCTTCCAAGCGAGCTTGAGAGCGATCGCGAAATACTCTTTGACTTTTCCGCCGTATCGTTTTTGTCCTTCTTTCGCGATCTCCCAAGCCCGCTTCATGATTTGTTTCATTTTTGATCTCCTCCTTGTTCATTTTCTATCACCATTCGGTGATTTGTTACTTTTATTATATCACCATTCGGTGATTTGTAAACATCTTTTTTGAATTTCTTTTCGACAAATAACGACAAAAAAGACGCCGTTAGGCGTCCGTCTCTCCTAATAGCTCGGCGATTGCATACACAATCTCGTCGCGCCACCGCAAACATGTAATCCGTGAAACATGCAACTGCTCGGCGATCCCGTCCCATGTGTACCGCTGCGGCCGTGTCCAATATTTCAACCGAACGAGCTTCTTCTTTTCCTCCGGCAACGATTCATACACCATTTTGATCGCACCCGTCACCCGTTCTAACGTGTCGAGCCGCCGGTGCGTCAGCAGTTCGATTGTCCTCCGTTCTGTCGGGCTGGACGGGAGGTTGCTCCTCCCGCCGCCGACGTTTTCATCATTGTTGTCGCGTCCGTACAAAATGTCGTTCCGCAATCGCTGTATCTCTCGGATGTACTCATGATAGTAGTACAGGTTGTGCTCGACGTAGCGTACTACATTTTTGTGCAATTTTGTCCGCACTGATTAACCCCCTTTTTAAACCGCCACCGGTGCTTTAATCGCCGGATGCGGATCGTAGCCGACGATTTCAAAGTCGTCGTATTCATAGTCAAAGATAGACGGCGGCTTCCGTTTCAGCACAAGCTTCGGCAGCGGGCGCGGCTCGCGCGTGAGCTGCAGTTTCGCTTGTTCCAGATGATTTTTGTACAAATGGACGTCGCCGCCGGTGAAAATGAGTTCGCCGACATCGAGGTCGCACTGCTGAGCGATCATATGCGTCAACAACGCGTAGCTCGCGATGTTAAACGGCAACCCTAAAAACGTATCAACGGAGCGCTGCTGCCACATGCATGACAACCGGCCGTTGGCGACGTAAAACTGGAAGGCGTAATGGCACGGCGGCAGCTTCATCTCGTCCAATTCCGCTACATTCCAAGCGCTCACCAGCAGCCGGCGTGAATGCGGATTTCGTTTGATCTCTTCGACAACCCATGCGATCTGGTCGATGGTTTTCCCGTCTGCTCCCTTCCACGAGCGCCATTGCGCGCCGTAAATGCGCCCGAGATTGCCATTTTCGTCCGCCCACTCGTCCCAAATCGTCACGCCATTTTCCTGCAAATAGCGGACGTTCGTATCGCCTTTTAAAAACCAAAGCAGTTCATAAATGATGGAGCGGATATGCAATTTTTTCGTTGTCACGAGCGGAAATCCATCTTGTAAGTTGAAGCGGAGCTGGCGGCCAAACACTGACAGTGTGCCGACGCCCGTTCGGTCTTCTTTTTCGACGCCGTTTTCTAAGATGTCTTGCAGCAAGTCTAAATATTGTTTCATTAACTCTACTCCTCCGTTGAGATAGCTTTCAACATGTCTTTGATCGCGTTCGCTGCCCGTTCATATGTTTGGGCAATCCCTTTCCACGTCACAAAATCCCCTTCATATCCGCCGGCCATTTTCAGTTGCTCGCCCTTCTCGATCCGGCTGTAATATTGCGCGTCTGCAGCTGTCTTGCCTTCTTCTTCGCGCAGTCGTTTATAGGCTTGTCCTTGCACGATCTCAGCCATGCCTTCATGGTATTTCGCTTTCTTTTTGTACCAGCCCGCAATATGCCATGCCGCGCGTTCTAGCTTGGTATAGACATACTCTAGTTTAGCAAGTTCGTAAGGAGCGAGGGACTCCATCCGCCCCTCCAACTCCCGCGCTTGCTTGAGATATGTCTCATGCATCCGCACATAGCGCTGGTACTCTTGTGTGTCTGTGTCGTGCATCGTGTCACCCCTTCAGTGCGATCAGCTTCTCAAGATACCACCGCGCTTTTTTCAAGTCCTCCACGCCGTTTTTGTGCTGATAACGGCTAATGTATTTTATGATGTTCCCGGTCAGGTAGCCTTCTAATTGTTCTGGCGTCAGCTTGGCTGCGATGTAGTCGTATGTCTCAATGCCGCCCACTGTGTAGTGATTCGGATGGTTGACGTTGTCTAGGTCGTATAGTTGCATTATTCGCCCTCCTTGAGTTCTAAAAACTTGTCCAGCTTCATCACCACAAGCCAATCTTTCCGATCGGCTTTCAATGCCAGCGCGTCCGGCTTCTCCCTCTCGTCTTCGAGCCACCGATATAACGTCTGGAAGCCGTTTTTTCGCGCTTTTACCTCCCACCGGATACCTAACCCCTCAACATCATTTTCAAAGCCTTCTTGGGCGCCGGAAAGGGGAATTCTGCGCCCTCCAATCAGCTTCGCGAACTCCCTTTCCCGACGTTGGCCTTTTCTGCGTGATTTTTTACCGCTCATACTTTCCCCTCTCGAATATCCTGAATGATGCTGTCAAAGATTTTTATAGCGATTTCACACGTTTTCTTGTCATCGTCTGATTTTGCGCCGGATAGCAGTGTAGCAACGGTTTGTTTGCGTGATTCTAAATACTCGATGAATTTATCACTCATTCTTCTTCACCGCCTAATAGGTGAGGGTGTTCGTATATGTTGCCGATGACTTCTATATGTGAAAAATCTTCATCGTATAAACCGATATGGCCCTTAAAAAGTCCGATTTGATTATCAAAACGCAAAAAGCCAAGAATCGCATTGTTCCATTTGACTATAAATATTCTCGGTTTTAATGTAATAATGTTCTCTGTTTCTTCAGCGTCTAAATCTCTAATAATATCCCCTTCATAAATCTCTTTGCCGTTCTTGTCTTTTAGACTGATGTATTGTCCTACTGTTTCTGGATCAACTTCTTCTTCGCAATAGAAGCCTTCATAATCCTCATAAATAATTCTGTGTCTGTCATGGGTATAAACATAATAACCATAAATCCATTCACCTGTTTCAATGCTTTTCCCACGAAACTTAATTTCTCTCATTCTCCCACCTCACCAATTTCATCGCAAAGGAATCTCACATTTTACATCTTCATAAGCCCATTTCCCGTCCTTCTTTTTATCCAGCATGACGATCACTGTCCCGCTGGATTCACGAACCTCATAGCCGTACATAACGTAATCATCGCCAACGCCTAGCTTTTCTCTCGCTATTTTTTCAGCTTCTTTCCATGTCAAAATTTTTCACCTCACAACAACGCCCGTAATTCCTCAATAAACCGCTGTTTCTGCAATATCACCTGTTCACAAACGATGTATAGTGTCTCGTCTGTTGTACTTCGCTTTCTTTTTAGCAATATTTCAATCTCTTTCTCTTGTTGTCGTATGAGTTGCTGTATCTGTTCCTGCATTGTTTCACCTCAATAGCCACGTTCTTGTCTTGCATGATTCTCCGCGTTTTTTTGAAGGTATGCTTCTTCTACCTCTTCCCAAGAAAAGCCGAGCATTTCGCCAAGGCCTAAAAAGTTAGAAAAAATCAAGTCATATATTTCGCCATTCACATCCTCATGACGATTGCGATAAAAATAATTAATCCAATCATTTACATCCATAAATTGCTCTATAATATCATCACGACGAAGCGGTTCCGGTACGCTATCCTCATACACTTCATTCATGTTGATGTCGTTTCCGATCGATAAGAGGAAATGCAAGCAGTCCGCGAATTCTTCAAGCAATGGTCTTTTTACAACTTGCAAACCTGTTCCACCGCAATACCAACATGATTCAAGCTGGAATCCTAACGTTTTTCTACCCTCGCAATATTCACAAATTTCATAAACAGCTCTTCTCGGTTTTTGGTCATGGCTCCAATATTTAAAGAACCTTGCTTCATTCGCCAACTCCCCAAGCTCCACTAGCAACGCAAGAATTTTCTTCGCCAACCGATCTTCGTCTGGCTTTCGCGGATGCTCGCGCTCGATATGCTCGTCCAGTTTCCGTTGCATGTCAAAGAGTTTTTGTAGATTCATTGCTTATTCTCCTTTCAGTTCTCTTGTACAAAAACAAGGCACTTTTCCTGTAATCAAATTTCCGTTTTCGTCGTAATCATCAAATTCTAATATTCCGGTGTCGCCGCATGTGCCGCATTTGAAGTTATTTTCCGGCGTTTTGTTTGTTTTCATCTTAACCACGATCATGTCAAAGAGTTTTTGCTGATTCATTGTTTATTCCCCCCTTCCTTTCATTCGCTAACTCCGCCAACGCCCCCCAAAGCTGCCGTTTGGCATCGTCCATCAACTCAAAAACTTCCCTTGGGGTATAGCCGAAATCATCAACTAAAACAGTCATTGCGCTAGCAAGCAGCTGATGTTCAAACCGTTTAATGTTGAACTTGGTTTTTTCGTTTCCCATCATTCAATCCTCCAGCCTCCAACTCGGCTTGTACTTATTCACATAATCCACAATGCGGCTGTAGAGGACTTCCCCGATGCCAGGGATGTCCTTCATGCCTTCCACCAACTCTGCGATCATGGTCGCCGCCGCCATGGAGGACTTTTTCTCCGCTTCTTTCATCCCAGCGTTGAACCCGCGCCAATAGTCCGGACTCTCCATCATCCCCACCACCCAAACTAAACCGGTTTTTCTTGCCCATACAGCCGCGTTTTATGTATGCTGATACTTTCTCCTATCCCCCCATGATGTCCGGCGGCTGTACGGGATAAATACAGGCTTCTATGAGCGTGTTGCTCGCGTGAGTGCCAATATGCGTTTTAGTTCATCGTAGTTCAGTTCATGTATGTCCCTGCCGTTGTATTCGTCTATGCCAACCTCAAGCAGTCGGCGGATAAGGAATTCTTTTTGCAGTGCCATTTGATACTCCTTAGATGTGCACGCTCTATATAATTTCACCCACTTTCCCCCTCCTTTTCCGGTCAATTAAGGCATGAAACCACTCCTCATCCCGTTTATCCAATGCCAGGTCGATCAGCTCGTCAATGTGCTCGTCCGTCAAGCAGACGCCGTTATCCATCGTGAAATCTCTCATCAGTGCGCGCCTTTCAATCCGCACCGGACGATCGTAATCGTCAAGCGTCAAGATCACCTTGCACTCTGGCGGCTTCACCCATTCAACATAGCCCGTCCACCCGCAATACGGACTGTGAATTGAAATGCATCTCACCCAGTCCCCGGCTTCCATGTCCCCTCTCCCCCTTTCCTCTTTCTATCGAACTTCCAATGATTCAGCGGTTATGCCAAGGCGTTCACACACCTCCGCCAATCGCTTGCGAAATGCCTGCATCTCACGCTCGTGCTCTCGCCGGGTCTTTTCTGCGTATTCGCAGTCGCAGGATGCCACTAACCATGCCCCGTCCATCACTCTTGTGTATAGCCGCCCCGTTCCGTCGCATTTCACACACATGTTTTATGCTCCTTTCAGCCGAAAATCTTCACCCTCAACCTCGAGGAGATATGGGCCACATTGTCCTATCAATCTACTTGCCGCAGCATATCCGATCTTTTCACTCAATGTCCCTCGATCCTCGTTGCTGTTGAACACGATCGGTTTTTGTTTCCGATACCGTTCATTTATGATTTTGTAATATAACGCCTCTTTCGCTTCGGACCATTTCGCCTTCCCGATGTCATCCCACACCAGCACATCCGCGTGAATCGCACTATGCAGGAGTCGATTGAGCGTTTCTCCCTCGTCGTTCATCATCTTGGCTTGAATCAGCTCGTCCATAAACGTGACATCTGAAACCACCAACACATTGAATCCGTCTTTGATCAGCCGTTTGGCTAGCGCAATTTGCAAATGCGTCTTTCCCACTCCAAAATTGTTGTGCATTTGTTTCATTTCAGCCCGTTTGCCAGCCGGAAGCTCTCGTAATCGCTGCTCCCCAACAACTGCGATCAAGCCAAGATTTTTGTCAGACATAATTTTCTTTGTTGTACCGTCATCATGTTTAATCACAGCGAATTCGTTTAGGTAGCTAATGGTCATATCGTACATATCTTGCTGATACTTCGTCACTCGCTTGAAGTTCTCGAAATTCGCATGAACAAATTCATCGGGAATGAGTGCTTGCCTGAACCGCCGTTTCCACGCCTTCCGTTCCCGGCATTCGCAAGGTCGTACGAATTCATAACCACGCTCGTCTCGATAGAAAATGAATTCCGTGTCTTTGCATTGGGGGCACTCGTAGTCACCCTTTCCATCCCCAAGCTCGTCGGGCTGCTTCGGCTTCTTGGAGAATTTGCTCATATGTCTTTCCGCCTTCTGCTGAAGGTCGGCTAATACCTCGGCGATGCTTGCGAATCGTCCCGCCATCCGTATCCTCTCCTTTTTGCCCGTGATATTTGCTTAGCAACACTTTGCGCACGTATTCGAAAGAATGGATCTCATCCCCATTGAATTTCGGTTCATACTCGTCAAACACTTGGTCGATCAGTTTAAGGATGTCATCCAGCGGTATCTGCTCTTGCAGGAGTTTTTCTATGGCCGCTTCATCTTTAGGAGAAAGCGATAGTCCTTTTCCTCTGCGTTGGATGTATCTGTTAGCAATCAATTGGAATGATTGAGCATGGGCGTCGCCTATATCATCATCAATATTTTTATTTAAATCTTTATTTATATTTTTTATTTCTTGGTAAGCGAATTCGCTTACTGTAGAGTAAGCAGTTTCGCTTACTGTAGTGTCAGCGATTCCGCTTACTGTACTTTCTTTCGTTGACTGTAAGCGCCATGTATCATAATCCTTGTTGAACGCTAGCTTTCTGGACTTTGAAAACGATCCTTCCTCGGTAACGATAACGATGTTGTTTTCGATCAGCTTATCCAGCTCTTGTTTTACGCGTTGCTTATGAATGCCTGTAGCTTCAGCCAGGAAGGATAAGGACATCTCGTGATCCTTGCGGTTAAACCCGTAGGTATATCGCCATATCGCTAAGATCAACCGAAATTGAGTCGGGCTGAGCTTGGTCAGCGCCAAACGCTCTAAAATTTCATTTGCGATTTTGGTATATCCGTTCTCAAGTTGTACGTCTGCCAAGCTCAACACCTCCTATTTCTTGACGCATATTGCAAGATCGCCAACCACACGTTTGACGGTAAATTCCGGGTATCTCCGCATATACTCTAGTACAAGCTGTTTGAAATGCTCTTTATCTTTGGCCTCCTCCCAGATCCATTTAGGGAGGAGGACTTTATATGGAACTTGCTCGTTACTCAGCATCGAATACAATCTCCTCTTGTTGAGAGACTTCTGCGTTCACGTCTTCAGTCGGAACCTCAAATGCTTCGGCTTCGATGTATTCAACTGGCTCTGGATCTGCGGTGATATCTTTTCTCACGGTTTCATCTTGCGTAACAGCTTGTTGAATTTCGATCGATATCGGTAAGTACTTCCACATGTGCCGGATGACAGTCTTTTTCGCCATTTCCTCATAGTCCGTGACCCATGGGCCGTTATTGGCAGCTCTAGAGCGCTTGCGACGTTTCTCAATCTCCTCTTTAGGCATGAATTCGAATTGATAGCCGCCGTCTTTGAAATGCGCAACCGCATAAGCACCAATAAACTCACCGCGGTTTGTCATCGCTGGCTTATGAACGAGCTTTGGATGTAAGCCGTACTCATATTCGAACGTGTCGTTTTCGTAAACCGCATGAGCATAAATGCTTTCGATATTTCCGCTGCGTCGTGCCAGGTCAATCATGCCTTTATAACCGATGATGAATTGAACGTCTGGCTGCCCTGTTTTATTGTTTTTGAATGGCACCAAGTAGCAATGACCAATAAGACCTGGTTCAAGACCAAGCTGTGCTGCTTGCATAACCGCACCGAGAAGCGAAGGAACGGAACATTCAAGCAATTTCGGATTCGTCCGGATAGTTGTGAGAGCAATTCGTGCCATGCGATCGGCATCCATGTGTTTAGGAAGAGCCTTTTCGATTTCCGGTCCCATCTTTTTGAGATATGCCGCAATGGTTTGTGCTGGAGTAGGTGCTGCCGCCTCTGTTTTGTTCGCTTTATTTGCAAGCTGATTTTTTAAAGATTGATTTGTTGCCATATAATATGACCTCCTATTTCTTTTTGAATTGCTGTGCCACAGGGCAAGTTGCCCAGTGAGGGATATGCCCTTTGACAACTTCGCCCTTTGCAGTCACTACGGTAATGATTTCAATATCAACCGGCATGGCTTTGCCGGCGGGTGTTTTAATCCACTCGATTTCCTTGCCGCAACCTCTGCATTTGGCCATATCCATTCACCTACCTAATGGAGAATCGCCGTGATATTGATTCCTTGGCGACCTCTTGATATATTTCTGGATACTTCGCTTTGAGTAGCTTTGTATCAACACGGCTGCTGCGAACGTTTTTCCATGTGACGATACGATCACCGGCAAATGCTCTTTCATAATCACCGAGCATAGCCTTGAGCTGATTTTCAGCTTCCTTACGACGTTCAGCTGCTTCAGCTTCCTCCTGTTTGGCTTGCTCATATTTCGCAATCAAGTCGGAAGCATCGGGAGGAAGCTCAATTTCCTCATCGAATTTGGCTGTAGGATAGAGGGCTTTCAACAAATCACTTGAAGCATCGGAACCATCGAACATCGGCGGGTTTTTCTTGAGAACGTGATTGTTCCAGAAGTTCGATTCAATCTCGATGAGATACTGAATGATCTCCTCGTCACGCTCAATTTTTTTGTAGATGAACTTATTTCCGCCAATGAGAACCGCAATCCACCAGGAATCAAAACCCGTGACGGCCATGTAATGCTGACATTGGATGAGATATTGAGCCGGAACCTCATCGTCTTTCCACTCTTCCTTGAGGTATTCACTGGCCGTTTTACATTCAAGCCCTGCTTTCTCACCAACAATCAATCGATCAACGTTTGCAAGCATGAAAGAATGTTCTGGATGCTGTAGAATCGCATTTCTGCGTCGAACTTTTAGACCTGTGCGTTTGATAAATTCTTGAGCGACGACATCTTCAAGTACTGTGCCCCAATACGCTGCTTCGTTGCTCACATTTTCCTCTGGGGCTTGTCCAATCTTTTCAAGATACACGGCAACTGGCGACTTCCATTTGTTCAATCCTGCGATCGCCGCGGCGTCGCTCCCGCCAATCCCCTTCCGGCGGGCGGCCAGCCACTCTTCATGGCTCATTTCGCTTGTATTTGCCAAAATAACAGCATCCAAGTTTCACACCTCCATTTGATTTTTTCGAGGCGATCCTGTACTATGTAAGTAACAGTTCATAGGGGAATCACCTCTTCGAAGCGCCTCGCTCCCTCCAGCGGGGCGTTTTTCACGCCTGTTTTGGCCAGCCGAACTTGCAGCAATATTCATATGCGCACCACTCATCTTGATGGATCATCAAACCGTCAATAAATTCAATAATATTGTCACCTTCATAAATTTCCCCGCCACACCCCTCGCAATAGCCGATCACATGCGGCTCTCCCTGCCGAATCGGATGCCGGTCGGAAATGATCGGATTCTCGATCATGCCGGCTCACCTCCTTTCAGTGTTTCAATGCGTTTTCGGATCGCCTGTATGCTTCGTCCTGTTCGGGCAGACAGAACCTCGATCGGTTGAACCCCGTAGTGGTTGAGGATGTAGAAATCTTCCTCCTCTGTCCACCTGCCTGTCTTACCACAAGCGCTAGCCTCTCCGTTGTTGCTCCACAACGGTCTAGCAAGTTCTTGCATACGCTGACCATGGGGGCATTGTCGACATAATGGCACGTAGGACTCGTTCTTATGTCCGTACGGGCATTGCTGACAATACTTATCCAGGATCTCCAACACCTTCATGCGGATACGACGCTTCTCTGTTTTCGTCAAGATCATCACCTCCTTTCTGGTGCACATCGGCATTCTTGCGCTTGACGACAGGCGCTAGGCCTGTCCTTGTGTAGGTAGATGGAAATGTGTTATATTGTGATTGGGCTGGTTTTTCTGTGTTGCAACGCCGCTTTGAGGCATTTGCGGCGGATTGCAACTTTTTGTTTTTCCCGTTTCAGCACAGCCACTTCATTCCAATTCCGACACCGGCTATGAATCTCAATTTCTTGCGCCAAGCGGGCTTCCCAGTGCAAGAGATTCATATATTCATCCCAAGACGGTTTCGAATAGTTCGGTGTGTATGTCATCCCTCATTCCCCTTTCCCATAACGATCGCAATATCAATACCGCGCTCTTTCATCAACTCAACGACCTGGAGCAATTTGTCATGCTCCTCTTTCCTCCGCACCAATTCATCGAGGTCACGTTTGCAGCGCAAGAACTCTTTTACCCACTTTTCTGCCTCGTCCAAGTCGCGCCCGAACTGAGCCACACGAGCGCGAGCAAGGCAATAGTCGCAACAATCGAGAAGTTGGGCCGCACGTTGCATATCGCCTGGGAGGACGTTCATACCGTCACCCCCATTTCTGCTTGAATGATCTCTTTAACCCGGCGTTGCCATTTCAGCTGATACACCATTTTCCCGCTTTCCAACTGAATCGGCTCAGAGCTGCTGTATTTCTTCCCTTCCACCGTCGCTACCCATTCGCCGCCGACACGCCATTGCAATCCAGCTTTTTGCAATAGCTTATTGACCTCTTTCCCGGACAGTGCCGGCTCAAACATCTTGCCGATCTGTGTAGGCGTGACAAGCTGCATTTCAAACTCATCCGTCAAGCGCTTCTCGATTTTGTTTTCCAGTTGCTCAATGCGGCTGTTTTGACGCGCATTGTCTTCTTCCAAAGCTTTGAGCTTTCGTTCCGTCTCCACCATTTGTTGCGCGTACATCAGAAGCATTTCTGCCGTCGTTTTCGGTTGGAAGGCTTGTTGCTTTTGTCGTTGCAACTCTTCTTTCATGCGATTGAACGCATTAATATAGCTGACTTTCACCAGCATGGCCCGTTGTGTTGTGTATCCCATCGTGACAAGCATGAAAGCATCGAAATTGAGTAGATATTTGGTCTGTGTTCTGTTTCGCACATCGATGTATTCAATGCGCTCAAATTTGAGCGTATCGAAGTTGATCCTTAATCTTTTCGCTTCTTCGTCATTTTTCAGTTCCCCGATCTTGCTGATTACTTCCTCAATATCCCGTTTCACGTTTTTGTGTTCTTTTCCGAACGTTTCAGCGATTGTTAAGCTGTCCGTCAAAACTTCGTTGTTTTGGACGAAAACTAGATCGTTCATTTCGCTTCCCCTCTCTTTTGCAGGATTTCTCTCCCCTGCTTGTCCACTTTTCTTCTGAAAAGAATGCCCTCACAGGGCAGCCGGATCATATTCGCTACCAATGCGCTCGTGCAGCTCTTTTTTGAAGCGCATTAGCTCATTGCGCATGTCACGGTCGCG